GGTACGCAGTTTTCGATGCGCACCCTGTTTCCCTCCGTTATTCCAGAATTTCCCGGATGGCGTCAGGCAGTTTTCGGACCACGTCCTCCGGTGTGACGCTGTAAGCCGTCAGCTCCTGTTCCGCCAGATCCCCGGCGCGGCCGTGGAGCCAGACTCCCACCGCCGCGGCCCGAAGCGCGTCGGCCCGCTGGGCCATCAGGGAGGCGATCACGCCGGTCAGCACATCCCCGCTGCCGCCCTTGGCCAGTCCGCTGCCGCCGGTGGTGTTCACCAGAACGTCCCCCTCCGGCGACGCCGTGACGGTCCGGTGGCCTTTCAGCACCAGAACGCAGCCATGGGCCATGGCGAAGTCCTGTGCCGCCCGTTCCCGGTCCCCACGGCTCAGATCGCCGCCGATCCGGGCGAACTCCACCTCATGGGGCGTCAGAACCGTGGGCCTGCCCCGGCGGGCATCCAGTAGATCTATATGCCCGGAAAGGGCGTTTATGCCGTCGGCGTCCAGCACCAGCGGTTTTTCCGTTTTCAGAAGTTCCCATACCAGATGGGCAGTCTCCCGGCTGCGGCCCAGCCCCGGTCCCAGCGCCAGCACATCGCAGCCGTCCAGCTTTTCCAGAATTTGCGGAAGGGCCCTTCCCGTCAGCATACCGTTTTTCTCCGGCAGTGGAAAGGGCATGGCGGAGACACATTTGGCTGCCTCGATGGGCCAGATGGTCTTTGGCACTCCCAGCGACACCAGCCCGCAGCCGGTCCGTGCCGCCGCCGACGCGGTGAGATAGGGCGCGCCGGTGTAGCCCACCGCGCCGCCTACGATCAGCAGCTTTCCAAAGGTCCCTTTATGGCCGTCCAGCTGTCTCTGCGGCAGCGCCGGTTTCAAAAGATCCAATCCCACCGTCCGGATAAGCGTTGTCACTTCCATGGTCAGTCCCCCTTTTTCTATGCGATCCAGTCAGCTTGTATTTGAAAAAAAGCAGGGAACTCCGTTCCCTGCTTTTAACGCCCTTATTCGCCCTTGGCCGCTTCGATGATAAGCTTGGCGCACAGGGAATAGCCCAGCTTGCCGCTATCCAGTACCAGATGGTAGTTATGGCTGTCGCCCCACTTTTTGCCGGTATAGTGGTTGTAATAGGTATGACGGCTGTTGTCCTTTTTGGCAATGATCTTCTGCAGCTCCGTCGCGTCCGTGCAGCCGGTAAGCTCGCTGGCCCGCACCGCCCGGTGCACCGCGTCGGCATGGATGAACACGTTCAGGCTCTCCATGCCCGCTTCCCGCAGGATCTCGTCGGCGCAGCGGCCCAGGATCACGCAGGGTCCCTCCTTGGCAAAATGGAGAATGACCGCCTTCTGCACATCGTGGATGGCATCCTGGGTGTCAGAAAAGGAGGCGTCCGCAAAGGAGCAGATGCTCTTGAAGAAGAAATTCGTGGAGGATACATCCTCCTGATCGTGCTCCACCATATCCGGATCAAATCCGCTGGTCTGGACTGTTGCCTTCAAAATATCCCGGTCATAGAACGGGATCCCCAGTTCCTTTGCCACCTGCTGGCCGATGGAATGGCCGCCTGCGCCGTATTCCCGGCTGATGGTAATGATCTTATCCATGGTACTCCCCCTCACAGGTCCCGTCTTTTGACAGGGCCGATACTGATTGTATGTTATCACATTTTCTGCTTACGTGCAATAAAATTCTGCTTCCGGGCCGTTTTTGCCCCCGTGTATAGTGTAATTGCATTAAGTCGACAGGCTTTTTGCAGTTACACTTTTTTATTTTCTCCCAGAGAAAGGACGGTGAAAACGTGGCTGAATGTTACAAAACGATCGAATATCCGGACCGAAAGGCGATCGCGGCCCTTTACGCCGCCGGCGCGAAGGCCGGACAGATCGCGAAGGAAATCGGCGTCGCACCCCGCACCATCTACGCCGAACTGAAGCGCGGCCGCGAAGGGGACAAGCTGGACAAGAACTTCCGGCCGTCCTACGACGCAGACCTGGCCCAGAAGCGCGCCCAGGAAAGCCTTCGCCGGCGCGGCCGGAGGAAAGGAGGGCCGGCAGAATGACCCCCAGAGCAAGGCAACGGCGAACGCGCCGGAGAATCCGCAACGCGGCCAGTCTTCTTTCCCTGGTGGCCTTCCTGGCGCTTCTGGGAAGCGTCGGAGCCGTCGAACAGGACCTGGTCCCCCTTCTCCCTGGCGCGATCCGAATGTTCGGCTTCCTTCTGATCTGGGCCGGCCTTCTGGCCGTCGCCGGAGCCTTCGACACCACCGAAGGAAGGAGGGAACGGAGAAGATGAAGTACACGGCGACCCTGTCGCCCGTTCAGGTCGGACAGGCCGTGAAGGCCCTGGTCCTTCTGGGCGAAAAGAAGATCACGATCGAAGAAACAGAAAAGGACCGTTTCGTCGTCACCACAACAACCGAAACGGCCCATTCCAAAAAGGTTAAGTGAATCATATCACGGAAAGGAACGGTTTTCAATGCCTAAATTGAATTTTTATGATACGGACGCCGTGAAGGCGTTTCTGCTGAACACCCTGGTCGAGAACAAGGAAGTCCGCGAAGACGTCGACTTCGAGCGCCGGCAGTCCCAGACCTGGTTCACCCAGTACCAGGCCCAGAAGGGGCGCGCCGAAGCCGCTGAAGCGAAGATCGCCGCCGCGGTGTCCGTTCTGACCACCACCATGCCCGCACATTCCACCGGCACCGTCACCGCCGAAGACGTCAACCAGGTGATCGCCGACGCCCTGGCCCTTCTGACTGGGAGCCTGAAGACGGAAGGGGGCGCCGCGAAATGACGAACACCCTGTACGAGATCAGCGCCGACTTCCTGGCCGCCCTGGACGCGATGGAGGTCGACCCCGACACCGGCGAACTGCTGAACGCTGACCAGCTTGACGCCCTTTCCGCCGCCTTCGACGAAAAGGCCGAAGCGACCGCCCTTTACATCAAGAACCTGACCGCCTTCGTCGGCAACGTGAAGGCGGAGGAAGCCGCCCTGGCGGAGCGCCGCAAGACCGCCGAAAAGCGCGTCGAGCGCCTGAAGGACCTTCTGGCGTCCTCCATGCTGTCCGTCGGTCGCGACAAGGTCGAAACGGCCAGGACGAAGATCGGCTTCCGCAAATCCACCCAGGTTCAGATCGACGACGAAGGCGCCCTTCCCCCTGACTTCGTGACGACCACCGTCACCACGAAGCCGGACAAAACGGCGATCAAGAAGGCAATCCAGGCCGGACAGGCCGTCGCCGGCGCTGTCCTGGTCGAGAACCAGAACCTTCAGATCAAGTAAGGAGGAATCAGCGTGAAGGACTTCAACATTCCCCTTCTGACGGCTGAAGACATCGACTGTCGCGTCCAGTCCGTCAGCAAGGCGAAGAACGGCACGGTCGGCGCGGTCCTTCTTCTCTACAAGGACGCCCGTGTCGATATGCGAATCCTGGACCAGGTCTTCGGCCCTGGCAACTGGCAGAGGACCCACGAACTGATCAACGGGAACCTGTTCTGTACGATCGAAATCTGGGACGACGAAAAGGCGGCCTGGGTGAAGAAACAGGACGTCGGCGTCGAGAGCAACACGGAAAAGGAAAAGGGACAGGCGTCCGACGCCTTCAAACGTGCCGGCTTCAACGTCGGGATCGGCCGCGAACTGTATTCCACCCCTTTCACCTATGTCGAACTGAACGACGGTGAATGGAAGGTCGAGAAGGTCCAGGGCCGCGACGTCTACCGCACCTATCCGAATGTCAAGTTCTCCGTCACGAAGATCGGCTACAACGACCGCCGCGAGATCGTGGACCTGACGATCGTCGACCGCTTCGGGAACGTCCGTTTCCTGTGCGAAGGCGGTGTCCAGAAGAAGGTCAACCAGGGCGGCCAGGGAAGCCGCCAGGGCGCACAGAGCGGCCGACAGGCACAGACCCCGCCGCACGCGGCGCAGACGTCCCAGGCGGCCCAGAGAGCGCCCCAGGGCGCCCCTTCTCCCGCTATCCCCGCCGGCGGTGCTGTCTGCCCCGCGTGCGGCGGCCCGATCAGCGACGCCGAACGCGACTATTCCCTTCGGAAGTACGGCCGCGAACTGTGCCGCAAGTGCCAGCGCAACGCGTGAAAGGTGGTGTAGACAATGCCCAGCCGTATCATTAAGGAAACGATCATCATCAGCGAGTCTTTGACCGCGATCAGCGCCGAAGCCGAACGGTTCTTCTGGCGCCTGGTCGTGAAGGCCGACGACTTCGGCCTGTACTATGGCGACCCCCGTATTCTGGCTTCCCTGTGCTTCCCCCAGAAGCCCCCTTCCGAACAGAAAATCCGGTCCTGGCTGAACGAACTGGTTCGGGAAGACATGGTGGGGACCTACACGGCCCCCGAAGACGGGAAGAAGTACCTGAAACTTCTGAACTGGGGCAAATGCCAACAGACCAGGGCGAAGTCCAGCAAATACCCTGAACCGTCTTCGTTTGATAGCAAATGCAAACAGGCGAATGGAAATCAAATGCTTGCAAATGCACCCGTAAACGTAAACGAGAACGAAAACGGAAACGATAACGAAAACGAGAAGCGCGCCCATTCGGGGCGCGGGGCGGCGGACGGTTTTGACCGGTTCTGGGCTTCTTATCCCAGACGCGTCGGGAAGAAGGACGCCGTGGCCGTCTGGAAGAAGATCAGTCCTGACGACGCCCTGGTCGACCGGATCGTGGCCGGCGTGGAACGCTGGAAGCGGTCCGAACAATGGACGAAGGACGAAGGCCGCTTCATTCCCTACCCCGCGACCTTCCTTCGCGGCGAACGCTGGAACGAGTCCGACGGCGTGAAGCCGGCCGCCGTTCCGCCGGCGGCGAAGGACTACGGCGACGACGACTTCCTGGGCGGTGACGGCCATGAATGACTTCACCGACGTCCTGGAAACCATCGCCCAGAACGCCAGACGCGGCCATGAGCGCGCCGGCGACTACCGCGGCGAAGACGGCCTTCTGTATTGCGGCCGGTGCCACACCAGGAAGGAACACCGCCTGGAACTGGACACCGACCCGCCGAAGGTGGTCACGGTGCCGGTCATGTGCAAGTGCGAGGAAGAACGCCAGGAAGCCCAGCGCAAGGAGGAAGAGCGGATCAAGTTCCGCCAGGACTGCGAGCGGCTTCGCCGCGACGGGATCACAGACCCGTCCTATCTGGTCAACACCTTCGACCAGGACGACAACCGGAACCCCGCCGTTTCGGACGTGTGCCGGAAGTACGTCGACCATTGGGACGAAATGAAGGCCGACAACATCGGAATCCTGTTCTATGGCGGCGTCGGGACCGGAAAGTCCTTCCTGGCCTGTTGTATCGCGAACGCCCTGATCGACCGCTGTGTGAAGGCCAGCGTGACGAACTTCCCCCGCATTATGAACCGCCTTCAGGGCTTCGGAGAGGACAAGCAAGGCTTCCTGGACAAGCTGAACCGTTATGACTGCCTGGTGATCGACGACCTGGGCGTCGAGCGGGACACGTCCTATTCCGTCGAGCAGATTTACAACGTCGTCGACGCCAGGTCCCGTTCAGGGAAGCCCCTGATCGTGACGACGAACCTGTCCCTGGACGACCTTCGGAACCCGTCGTCTATGGGCTACGCCCGTATTTATGACCGCGTCCTGGAAATGTGTCCGATCAAGTTGAAACTGGCCGGCGACTCCCGAAGGACCGTCAACGCGGCCGCGCGCCGCGACAGGGCGAAGGAAATCCTGGGAATGTGAAGGAGGGCCGCAAGTGGAAACCTGGAAAGTGACGATCCCTGGCCTTTTACCTGGCCTGAATGAGTACATAGACGCGGAACGCGCCGTCAAGGGCAAGTACAAGGCCGCCGCCATGAAGAAACAGGCCGAAAACGTGATCGGCTACATGGTGAAGACCCAGCTTCGCGGCGTCCGCTTCGTTCGGCCGGTGATTATTCATTACCGCTGGATCGAGCCGAACCGCCGCCGCGACAAGGACAACGTCGCCTTCGCGAAGAAGTTCATTCAGGACAGCCTGGTCCATGCCGGCGTCCTGGTGAACGACGGCTGGAACCAGATCGAGGGCTTCACGGACGACTTCGCCGTGGACCCGAAGAACCCCCGCGTGGAAGTGACTATCGAGATATTCGAAGGAGGAAAACGACATGGCAAATATTAAGACTTTGAAGGACCTGACCCCTGGGACCGTCTTTGACGCCGGCCCGATCGACGTCCGCGTCCTGGATCACATGACAAACGGGACGACCCTTCTGATCGCCGACGAGGCGGTCGCGTGGCGCCCCTTCTCCCTGGAACCCATGAAGACCCGTCCGGAGGAAGCCCCTACCCCTTACCCGAACGACTTCAGTCTGGCCTACCTGAAGGACGAACTGAACGGCCCCTTCCTGGCGGCCTTCGACACCGCCGGCGGTCCGATCCGTTCCGCGAACATCGTGGAAGCGGACTGGTCCCTGGCGGACCATCGCGGCGGCTTCGGCTATGGCAACATGAAGGCGAAGATCAGCCTTCTTCCCGAAGCCCTGTTCCTGAAGTACAAGGCCCTTTTGGCCCTGGACGACTGGTGGTGGCTTGTCACCCCGTACGCCGGCCACGCGAACAGCGCGCGCTATGTCCTCACGGACGGCAGTCTGAACAACTACAACGCGTTCATCGGCTACTACGGCGTCCGGCCGGCTTTCTTCGCGGAATCTGGAATCATTCTGGAATCCGACGGCGGCGAAGCGGTGGAAGGCCATGAATGACCATGTGACGATCCGCCAGTGGATCAGTCGGCGGCGCATTCGGACGGCCGTCGACCGGTCCCTGGGCGCGAAGGTGCCGAAGGCGATCTTCGACGAAGCGGAAGCATACGCCAGACGGAAGATGGCCTTCCAGAACGAAGCCCTGGGCCTGGACCGTGGCGACGAATACCTGGAACTTCTGATCCCTGACGTGATCCGTGAAATGGCCCTGGCGGCCAGGTATGACGGAAGGAGGGCGACGGCGTGAGTTTTGACAGATATATCGCTTCTGTCAGCTTCGGGAAGGACAGTCTGGCGATGGTCCTTCTGATCCTGGAAAGAGGTCTTCCCCTGGACGAAGTGGTCTTCTACGACACCGGAATGGAGTTCAAGGCGATTTATGACACCCGCGACAGAGTCCTTCCGATCCTGTACGACCACGGCGTCAAATACACCGAACTTCGCCCCCCGCGGCCGCCTGGGCGACTACTGCGTGGCGTGTGTGGAAGCCTTCGACCAGGGACGGCCGAACCCGATCCACGCCGACGACGACCGCGTCGTCCGGTGCGATTGCTTTCGGCCGATCCCCGAACCTGAAGAGGAAGAACAGAAAGAAGGTGAACCCACATGATGAAGCGTTTTCTGACCGGCGTCCTGTCCATCATCGCGGGAACGGCCCTGGTGCTGACGTCCTTCGCCGGTGCGTGTTCCGAAGACACCGGAAGTGTAAACGGACCACCCGCCCAGGAAACGCCGTCAGCGGCCTTCCGGGGGCCTTCTGGAACCCTTTCCGAAACGGAAACAGTTCCGGAGCCGGAACCGGAATGGATCGAAGCCGTGGCGACCGCGTACTGTCCATGTGAACGGTGCTGTGGTTCCTGGGCGCTGAACCGGCCGGACGGGATCGTCTACACCGCCAGCGGCGCCGAAGCTGTCCAGGGCGTGACGATCGCCGCTGACTGGTCGATCTACCCGCCAGGGACCGTCCTGTTCGTGGAAGGCCTGGGCGAAATGGTCGTTCAGGACCGCGGCGGAGCGATCCAGGGACAGAAGATCGACGTCTACTTCGAGAGCCACGACGACGCCCTTCAGTTCGGCCGCCAGAACGTCCGGTTCTACATAGTGAACGACTGAAAGAAGCTGAAATCAAATGATAGCACGGGCAAGCGGACGAAGTCCGACTTGCTATCGTGCAGAAAGGAAACAGAACAGACATGGAGATCAAAGACATCGTTCAGAAGGCACACGACAACGCCGTCAAACACGGCTTCTGGGACCCGCCCCTTCCCTTCGGGACGGCGATCGCGCTGATCCATAGCGAACTTTCCGAAGCCCTGGAAGAGGAACGCGCCGGAAACCGAATCAGACCTGGGGACCCCGTTCCTATGATTTATTACAGCGGCGGAGGGTATGTCGCCACCGCGCCGACGAAATGTTGTGTAAAACCCGAAGGTGTGGCCGTGGAACTGGCCGACGCCGTGATCCGGATCGCGGACCTGTGCGGCCACCTGGGAATCGACCTGGACGCCGTGATCGCGGAGAAGATGGCCTACAACGCCGGCCGCCCCTATAAGCACGGGAAGCGGTTCTGAAAGGCGGCGACACCATGAATCAAGTTCAACTGATCGGCCGAATGGCCCGTGAACCGGAATTAAGGCGCACGGAGAAGGGGACGCCCGTCGTGTCCTTCGCCCTGGCCGTCGACCGCCGCTTCCAGCGTGACACCGTGGATTTTGTGGACTGCGTGGCATGGCGCGGGACGGCGGAGTTCGTGAACAAGTATTTCCGAAAGGGGAAGCGCGTCGCCCTGACCGGTTCGATCCAGGTCCGGAAGTGGAAGGACAAGGAAGGCAACGACCGGAAGACGGTCGAAGTGGTCGCCGACTCCGTGGAGTTCGCCGACGGCAAGGACCAGGGCGCCGGTTCCTACGCCGCCGACCAGATGGCCGCCGCCGCGGACCAGCAGTTCACAGAGGTCGAAGACGACGACGGAGAACTTCCGTTCTGACACACCCCAGAAGAAAGGCGGTGAAACGCATGGATCAGAATGAAAAGGAAGAGAAGCGGAAAGCCTGGGTACGCTTCCGCGTCATGGACGTCCTTCGCAACCACGACCAGGAAGCGCGCGTCATAGAATCCCAGATCGCGGCGGAGCGGGCCGCCCTGTCTGAAGACCTGAAGGAAATCCTGGAATCCGCCTTCCCTTCCAGCCAGCTTTCCGACGCCGGCGTCCGCGTCCAGTCCTCCCCAGACCCAGACGCCCGAATGGTGAACATGGTCACACGGACGGAGAAGCGCCGGAACACCGCCGACCGCCGGATCGGCGCCATGGAACGTCAGGCCCAGCAGATCGAAGACGTCCTGTCCGCGATCCTGGACATGGACAGTCAGTCGAAGTGCGTCCTTCTGGCCCTGTATTACCCCTTCCGATCCTACAAAGAAGCGGCCGACTTCCTCCACATGGCGAAGACCACGATCTACCGCCAGAGGAAAACGGCCCTGGACTCCCTATTCGCTACCATGTATAAATCCGATTCCTTCCGCTGAAAGATGAATACAGGTGAATACACATGAGACTTTCAATCTGCAAATCCGTGTGGTAGAATTATAGTCGGGAACAGCGTGTTCCCCCTCCTTTTGAATAGGGTACAGAAAGACGTCCTTTCGGGGGCGTCTTTTTTGTACACGCTTTCAGAGGATCACGAAGAAAGGACGGTGTGAATCATGGCGAAGATCACGAAGAAGAATGAAGTCTTCTGTGAAGAATATCTGATCGACCTGAACGCGACCCAGGCCGCGATCCGCGCCGGATATTCTCCGAATGCCGCGGGAAGTATTGGTTCTGAATTACTGAAGAAACCTGAAATTCGCGCGCGCATTGATCAGGCGATGGCCGAAAGGTCGAAGCGGACGGGGATCAACGCTGACCGCGTCCTTCGCGAACTGGGAAGGATCGCCTTCCTGAACCCGAAGGACGTGATCGACCTGAACACGGCTGAAGTCCTGGGGACTGCTGTCGAAGACGACCTGGCGGTGATCGCCGGCGTCAAGGTGAAGCAGACCCCGACGGAGTTCGGAACGAGCGTCGAACGCGAAGTGAAGATGGCCGACAAGCTGAAGGCCCTGGAACTGTGCGGTCGTCACCTGGGAATGT